TTTTTACTTTCCCGAGATTGAAATGTACGACAAAGATGAACGCGAAGAAGCGTTTGAGGATTACGCAGCATTATTAGTCATGGCTGGAGACTGTACACCAATACCATCTGTGCTGTGCTAATATAACAGACGTGCGACCGGATTGTCCGACCGCACATAACTATGGAGGCCATATGGCTATTAACTTAAAAACAACGTCGTCTGTTGCGGCGACCGGAGTCAAGATGCTCGTTTACGGGCAAGCTGGCGCTGGTAAAACAACACTAATTAAGACTATGCCAAATCCGATAATCCTGTCGGCAGAAGGCGGTCTTTTGTCAATCAATGATGCGGATATACCGTACATCGAGATTGGCAGCATGGCGGACTTGCGCGATGCATATCAATGGCTGGGAGAGAACTCTAAGGATTTCTCATCTATCGCAATTGACAGCATCTCGGAGATCGCCGAAGTCGTTCTCAATTACGAAAAGAAAAACACAAAAGATCCAAGGCAGGCATACGGCTCTATGCAGGAACAGATGACCGACTTGATCCGAGCTTTTCGTGATATCCCGATGCACGTTCTAATGACCGCCAAGCTAGAGAAGATGACGGACGAGCTTGGACGTATTCTGTACGCGCCATCGATGCCGGGCAACAAGATCGGTCAGCAACTGCCTTACTTCTTTGACGAAGTGCTGGCGTTACGGATCGAGAAGGATGCCGATGGCAACACATGGCGCGGGATAAAGTGCGTTGGTGATGCCTCATGGCAAGCCAAAGATCGCTCTGGCAAGCTCGACGAATGGGAGGCCCCTGACATTGGCCAGTTAATCCAGAAGATCGGAGGGCATAATGGATGAGTTCGCACAACTCTCGGAAGCGTGGCTCAACGCCAAAGAACGGGAAAGGCAAGCAGTTAACGACAGACGATCAGTTGAGGATCGCTTGGCAGAAATACTGGAACTTGACGAAACCGTTGAAGGCACAGTCAACATCGAAAAAGGACGAATGAAAGTAAAAGTGGTTAATCGATTGAATCACAAAGTCGATGCAGACAGATTGCAAGACATTGCGAATGAGTCTGGATTGAGTGACCACTTGCCGACATTGTTCAGATGGAAGCCAGAAATAAATATGTCCAGTTGGCGTAAGGCTGACGAAGGCATTACCAAAGTATTGTTAGGCGCTATTACAACTACACCTAGCAGACCTAGTTTTTCAATTTCTTTAGAAGGAGAATGATATGAGTGATTTAGATTTTGAGTCTTATGATTTGGTTATTGATAATGAGCCAAAAGAATACACAACTTTACCTGACGGATGGTATGACGCTCGCATTATGGGAGCTGAATTAAAAACCACCAAGGCTGGTAATGGACGCTTTATTTCAGTAAGATACGACATTATTGGTAATGATTACGCTGGTCGCGTTGTGTTTGGTAACGTAACAATCAACAATCCAAACGCGCAGGCTGAAGCAATCGGAAGGAAACAATTGAGTCAAATTGCTGCGGCAGGAGGACTATCAAGTTTGCCGAAAAACACCGATGAGCTAATTGGTATGGACTTGAAGATTAAAGTTAATACCAGAGCCGCAACGGATCAATACGCCGCGCAAAACGACGTGCGCGATTGGAAACCTCTGACCGGGGGATCGCCAGTTCCAACTGCTCAAAAGGCAGCCAATGGAGCAGCGCCTTGGGCTAAACGATAAACAAGGGGCTTCGGCCCCTTTTCTTTAGGAGCATCATGAGCAAAATAGTCGAACTGATAGATAAATACCATGCAGAAAATACCGATACTCAACGTGGACACATGGGCGGATCATTGCTCGGACACAAATGCGAAAGATATCTCTGGTATATGTTTCGTTGGACTTTTGCTGAACACTTCCCGGGACGTATGCGTCGTCTGTTTAGACGCGGTCAACTGGAAGAGCGAGTCATAGTCTCAGATTTACGAGCAATTGGCATAGACATTCGTAACGTTGGCGACAATCAATCAAGAGTAGAGTTTGGTACGCACGTCAGCGGTAGCGTTGACGGCATCATTCATCGAGGAGTGCCGGGACACGAAGAGGAAAAGTTTATTGCTGAGTTTAAGACTCACAATAAAAACTCATTTAACAAAGTGGCTTCAACAGGAGTCAAAGAAGCCAAGCCAATGCATTACGCGCAGATGCAAGTTTATATGCTTGGCAAGAAGATTCATAAGGCGTTATACGTTGCCGTTTGTAAGGATAACGATGAACTGTACACCGAGATCGTTGATTTTGACGAACAGTTTGCAGAAAGGTTATTGCATAAGGGCAATGTAATTACATTGGCAAATGAGGCTCCGCCGAGGATATCTAACGATCCTAGCTGGTTTGTTTGTAAGGGATGTCCGGCTCGATATATTTGTCACGAGGGCCAGCCTACTAAGCAAATCAATTGCAGAACGTGCGCTCATTCAACTCCAAAAGAAGATGGCACATGGGATTGCGAAAGATTTAATGCGGAAGAAATTCCAGAAGATTTTCAGCATAAGGGATGCGACTCGCACGTCTTACATCCTGACGTTGTGCCTTGGACTCGATTGGAGAGTAGCGATCCTAACGAGGCCGTATGGGAAATTAATGGTCAGTTTATTCGGAACGGCGAAGGCGATGCTAATACATACGCCAGCACTGAATTAGTAAGCAATCTTGATGCATGCCTGAAGCCTGATCAGTTTATGGCGGACTTACGTTTTGATGGAGGAAAGATAATAGGATGAAACCAGAGGAAGAGGAATAAAATGAATAAGATTGAATTTGGTGATTGCAAAGAAACAATGCGCCGTTGGGCTTCAGAAGGCATTAAAGCCCAAACCTGTGTGACCAGTCCACCATATTACGGCTTGCGTGACTATGGAACAGCAAAATGGGAAGGTGGTGACCCAAATTGCGAACATTCAATATCAATGCCTACAAAATGGAATGATCCTAAACGTGGTGTTTCAGTTTTACGACCAGAAGTGGCGCATCGTGGAGGATCATCAAAAAAATGCCATCAATGTGGTGCTTTAAGAATTGACAGTCAAATTGGACTTGAAGAAACACCAGAAAAATACATAGCAAACATGGTTGAAGTTTTTAGGTGTGTGCGTGATGTTCTCGCTGATGATGGAACCGTCTGGTTAAACATTGGGGACAGTTATAATGCGGCGCAATCAAATAGAACAGGTCAAAATGGGTTTAAAGACGGGAGAACAAACAAAGACAAAAGATTTTCTGTTGGCGGAGTTGATGGTTTAAAACCAAAAGACTTGATCGGCATACCTTGGATGCTTGCATTTGCTTTACGGGCTGATGGCTGGTATCTACGCCAAGACATCATCTGGCACAAGCCCAATCCCATGCCGGAGTCAGTGCGCGACCGATGCACCAAGGCGCATGAATACATATTTTTGTTGAGCAAATCGCAGAAGTATTACTATGACAGCGAGGCGATTCGTGAAAATAGCGTTGATCCTGTGGGGAGTGCCAACCGATATAAAACGTCATTTTTTGTCGGTGAAAAACATGAGTCTGGTGGTTATTCAGCCAATGGAGCAAAACATACTGGCGGAATGAAAGAGTTTGATGGCAAACGCAACCGCCGAAGCGTCTGGACAGTATCCACTCGCCCCTACAAAGGCGCACACTTTGCAACGTTCCCGACTGCGCTAATTGAACCTTGCATACTGGCTGGCTCACGCACTGGTGATATTGTTCTTGATCCGTTTATGGGAAGTGGAACCACTGCTCAAGTTTCTTTAAGTTATAACCGAAAATATCTTGGTTGCGAATTAAATGAATCTTATAAAGAGTTACAGGAAAAAAGAATTAACAATGCTTTAGATTTGTTTAACAAATGAGACACGTTCAACTTGATGGCGGAAAGATAGTTGGTTAATGCTTCGTAAGTATCAACAAAGAGCGATTGATCAACTATACGACTGGTTCCGCGCTAACAAGTACGGCAACCCATGCATCGTGTTGCCAACCGGCAGTGGCAAGTCGCACGTTGTCGCGGCTATATGTAAGGATGCCGTAGAAAACTGGCCCG